CTTGTTTCTCGGTGTGATTGATCTTACAAATGATCAAGTTATCCCCTAAAGAACCACATTCAATCGAAAGGTCTTCAATGACAACCGCTATAAACGACCAGCTCGTGCTGATCGTGGGTGAATCCGCATCCGGTAAATCTGCTAGTCTGATGAACCTACCTGATCACGAAAAGGTTATGTACCTCAACTGTGAGAGTGGTAAACGCCTACCATTCAAAAACAAATTCAAGACATTTGTTATCACAGACCCTTACGAAGTAATGCATGGTTTTGACCATGCCCAAGGTAACCCAGATTACGATGTTATCGTAATTGATACTTTGACTTTTCTGATGGACATGTTTGAGAGCCTTTATGTCCTCAATTCTCCAAATACCATGAAGGCCTGGGGTGATTACCAGCAGTTCTTCAAAACATTGATGCAGGAAAAGGTAGCCAATTCAGATAAAAAGGTAATCTTCCTGGCTCATACTCGCACAGACTTGGATGAAACCATTCATGAACGTGTGACTTCTGTTCCAGTAAAAGGTGCTCTTCGTAACAACGGAATCGAGGCCTATTTCTCGACAGTCGTTGCAGCAAAGAAGGTTCTTCTTAAAAAGTTGGTTGATTACCAATCGGACCTTCTCCACATCACGGAAGATGATGAAATGCTTGGATACAAGCACGTCTTTCAAACCCGTTTAACTAAAGAGACCACTGGAGAACGCATACGATCTCCAATGGCTATGTTTTCTAAAGCGGAAACCTTCATGGACAACGATGCAGCTCTGCTGCTGAACCGACTAGACGAGTATTACTCATAACCTCCCTGGTTCAATCTGTCCTTCCAACCCCCAAAAATCCAATCAAGGAAAAACAAATCGATGACAACTATGTTTAACAACTTCAAAACCGAAGCCGATGGTATTGAACAAAGCGGTGACCGTCTTGGCGGATTCAGCCTTTTCGAAACCGATGTTTATGAAGGCACCATCAAGCTTCTCTTCTTCGGAAATGCCGATAGCGGCGCCCAATATGCCGAGATCCACGGAACTTTCGATGGTCGCGATATGCGGGAGCGCATTTTCATCAGTAACCGCGCTGGTGAAAACACATACAAAGACAAACAATCTGGTGAGCCTCGTTTCCTACCAGGGTTTGAAATGGTTAATGACCTTTGCCTGGTTACCACTGGATATGGTCTTGTCGATTTGGCTCCTCAGATCGAAGAGAAAGTAGTCAACCTATATGACTACAATGCCAAGAAAGACTTGCCACAGACCGTCCAATGTATGACCCCTGTCATGGGTCAGCCTGTTTTCGCAGCAATTACCAAACAGACAGTCGATAAGCAGGCTAAGGATGGTAATGGTGTTTATAAAAACACTGGTGAAACCCGCGATGAAAACGTTTTTTCGAAATTCTTTCATGCTGAGTCGCATAAAACCGTTCCGGAGCTCCGTGACGGTAAAGAAGCTACTTTCATGGAGAAGTGGCGTAACCAATACCAAGGCAAGACAGTTAACCGTGCCAAAGGTGTTACAAGTGGTGCTCCAGGACGTCCAGCAGCATCTGCAGGAGACGCTCAGAAACCTGCTTCAAGTCTCTTCAGCAAATAATTTATGCCTGAACGGATGTTTCTCGGTATCGACCCAGGGAAGAAGGGGGCAATAGCCCTCTTCAACCCGTCGATTCACCATCTCACCATCGCTGATATGCCGCTACTTCCAAAGAAGAACGGCAAAGGCGAAGACACCAATTATGCGGCTCTCGGTGAACTACTACGCCCGACATGTGCCAGTCTTATCCATTGTATGATGGAAGATGTGTGGTCAATGCCTCGGGAGGGCGTTAGCTCAGCTCATGCATTCGGCCGTAATAATGGTGCTCTCCTAATGGCTCTTGCCATCTACCAGATCCCTCATCAGCTCGTCACGGCCGCTAAGTGGAAGAAGTATTTCAACTTGAGCCAGGACAAAGGTATCAGTCGTCGATTGGCTTCTGAACGCTTCCCTCATGATGCTGAACAATTTTCACGGGTCAAAGATGATGGTCGTGCCGAGGCCGCTCTTCTGGCGCTTTATGCGGCAGAAACCTTCAAACTAACTTGAAAGAAATCAATCATGAAAATCAAAATGCAAGCTGAACTGACAACTGAAGAAGTCTGTGAAGCTGTGGCAGCCTTCGTATCGGCCAAGATGAGCCAGGAAGTTACTGCCAACGACGTCACCATTCAAGATGGTGGCACAGCTCTTGTATCTGTTGGTGGAGTCCCTGATGAACAGCCGAAAAAATCGACTGTGAAATCTACCAAAGGTACTAAAACCAAGAAGGAAGAAAATCCTAATACCAGCGCCGTAACTGAAGCCGAACAAGCTCTGTCTGGCGATGCTCCAGAAGGCGCAACTGACTCTGGTGTCAAAGACCCTGAGACTGTCGACGACAAAACTGAAACTTCACAGGAATCTGCCCCTCCTGTTGCAGCCCCTAAGCGAGAGTCAATTTTCCAGTTCGCTGAGAAAAAGTCGGCTTAATGCTAAATTGGATCAAGGCGTTCCTCATCGGGATCGTCTTGGTCGCCGGGTTATTAGCAATCCCCGTGATCATGACGATCATCATCCCTTTAGGTGCTTTATCGATCATAGTTCTCATAATCTGGTTTCTCCTACAGATTATTAGATACGATGATGGAGGTGAGACTAAAAAGCCTCCCTAGCAACTGATTATAAGTTGGTGACATG